CGGTGGGATGGCAAAGTGGCCTTCTTCCAACTTGGTGGTAGCAGTTATATCAACCTGTTACCAGATATCCTACCAATTCTTGAACAGCGCAACTATGATGTTGAAGTAGAGGATCTCAGGGATTATAAAACTCAATTTGACTTTACTGAATTCCATGAAGACTCTTTCGCTGATCAGACTTGGCCCACGGGACATCCACAAGCAGGTGAACCTATTCGGTTCCGAGACTACCAAGTTGAGATTATCAACAACTTCCTAAGCAATCCACAAAGCATACAGGAAATTGCCACAGGTGCAGGCAAGACTATTATGACTGCGGCACTCTCTAAGAGTGTAGAGCAATACGGTCGATCAATTGTTATTGTTCCTAATAAGAGTTTAGTTACACAAACAGAAGCAGACTATAAAAACCTAGGTCTTGACGTGGGTGTTTACTTTGGTGATCGTAAAGAGTTTGGTAAGACGCATACTATTTGCACTTGGCAAAGTCTAAACATCCTACTAAAGAATACACAAGCAGGCACAGCAGAAGTTTCAATTGGCGAGTTTGTTGAAGATGTTGTTCTTGTTATGGTTGATGAAGTACATATGGCCAAAGCCGATGCACTTAAATCGTTGTTATCTGGTGTATTTGCTCGTGTGCCGATCCGTTGGGGATTGACCGGTACTATTCCCAAAGAAGATTACGAAAAAGTAAGTATCTTCTGTAGCTTAGGTAATGTAGTAGGCAAGTTAAGTGCTAGCGAATTACAAGAAGCCGGTCATCTTGCCAACTGCCACGTGAACATTGTGCAAATGGTAGATCACGTTGAGTACCGGGATTACCAAAGCGAGCTTAAATACTTGACGACCACAGTGGAACGTTTAGCATACTTGGCTCGGATGATTGATTCAATTAAGGAAGGTGGCAATACACTAATCCTAGTTGATCGAATTGAAACAGGAAAGATCTTGCAAGCAGAACTCAGTACCCTGTTTAGTTTGTTGCACGATAAACCAGATGTGGCATTTGTTAGCGGCTCAACCAAAGCCGGGGATAGAAAAGATGAATACGATGAAATTGCAACCAGTACTAACAAGATTATTATTGCTACTTATGGTGTGGCCGCTGTTGGTATTAATATTCCTAGGATTTTCAATCTTGTGCTTATTGAACCGGGTAAATCCTTTGTACGTGTTATCCAATCAATCGGGCGTGGTATTCGCAAAGCGGAGGACAAGGACTTCGTTCAAATCTGGGACATAACCAGCACCTGCAAGTTTGCCAAACGACATCTTACAGCACGTAAGAAGTTTTATAACGAAGCAAACTATCCTTTCACAGTAGAAAAAGCACCGTGGCAAAACTAATAGTATGTGGCTGTAGTTATTCGGCACCCAGTCAATCCTTACCGGGCACAGCCTACGGAGAAGTACTGGCCAGTAAGTTGGGGTGGGACGTAGAAATATTAGCACGTCAAGGATGCAGTAACGGTGGCATCCGTATACAAATAGACGAGGTGTTGCGTCAGCGTCCTACCTTTGCTATCATTGCACCCACATTCCACGACCGTATGGAAATACCTGCCGGTGCGGCACCATACGATTGGACCAAGAATACCGAGCGTGGGTGGAACCCTAGCCTACAACAGCACTTACAACGAGAAATGCTTAACGGATATGATCGATCTGCCGGTATTGATAATGTAAACTATGGCACAAATCCATATAGAATGATTTGTGAAACTATCTTTAGTCTAGCAGAGAACTACGACCACCCATATCGTAGTAGCAAAATAGATCGCAACACACAGGCCGCAGTCAAGCAATATATTAACCACATGTATGATAGCAACTGGAAACGCCAGCAAGATGAATGGATCATTCGAGATGGTATTATGCAATTATTTTATTCGGGCATACCTTTTTTGATTATTGCAAATAACCTATGGGATAGTGTTACCATACGATCGGCCATACCCGCAGTGGTAGATGATCGTTACATGACACTGGCCTACAAAGAAACACCGGCGTATGCAACCAATGAATGGCCGTTTACAGGACGAGACGATCCTGGATATCACGGCAGTCCTGCTAGTCAAGAATATCTAGCCGATACCTATTACAATCTAATTAAAAATACCTGGAAACTATGACCGACAACACAGTGACACAAAGCCTAGAAGAATTTGATTGGTTCAAGAACAATGGCATATTCATGCCAATGATCAACGATACCGGTCGTAACGTGTTTTATAAACAGGCCATTGAAGAAAACGTTCGTGGCAAAACTGTGGTTGACATTGGAACAGGCACTGGATTCTTGAGTGTGCTGGCAGCCAAGGCTGGTGCAGAAAAAGTGTATGCTGTTGAAATGGATCCTGGACGTGCCAGGTATGCTAGAGAAATGATTCGTTCTGTTGGTCTGGATAACATCATTGAGGTCATCAACGATAACTTTTACAACACACGGATACCTGCAGACATTTATGTCAGTGAAACAATAGGTACACCAATCTTTAACGAATACATTATACCCATTGCTGAACATGCTCGCCAGTTTGGTGGAATGTTTATCCCGGGCAAGTTTGAAATCTGGGCCACAGCATTTGCGGACCATCCAATCTTTCCCATTGTGGAAGTAGAGTCTAATGCATTTGAGTTTCAACCTGATATTGCCATTGATCCGGTGTTTGAAAACAAAATCAACGAAGCATTTCAACAACAGCACCCACTAGAGACCACATTGTATCGAGCCAATCACATAGAGAAGTTCTTTACCATGTTGCCTAGATTCAAGGATCTCAAACTGACAGAATTGTACAAGACCGAACCTATCACTGTTGATTTAAACGGACCTGTGGATGTCAATGACATACGTCTTCGAATTCCCAGTTCAGTTACACATCTGTCGGGAATGTGTGTGGTTATATTTTGGCGTGCCATTACCGGTAACGTTGTCATGAATGTGACCGATACCTGGTGGGGTAATCCTAGCAAAATGGTGTTGACTCGCACACGCAAGCCCAATACCGATATCACCATGTGGTATGATCCGGTTATACATGACTGGAGATTTGCATTTTGAAGGCTGTAGCACTGGTAGCACATCCAGACGATTGTGTTATATTTGCCTGGCCTTTTATAGAGGCGCACCCAGAATTCAAATGGCACATAGTTTACATGACACACGCCGAATGGGATCCTAGAGCAAAAGAAATGCAGGCATACTGGTCCAAGCGCAACATACCAACCACATTCCTGGGTTACAATGATGATTGGGAATATGTTAAAAACAATGAACTGGGATTTGATGGTGTCAGTGCCAGTAGAGAACTTGCAGGTATTTCCGACCAATTTGATTTGATATTGACGCACTATGAAGATGGCGACTACGGTCACCTACATCATAAATTTGTTAACACAGCGGCTCGACAAAATGGTACACCAAAGGTTTACTTTGCTAGTACTTTCAACTATAATACAGAATGTATAGTGCAAGTGCCAGTTGCAGTAGACGAGCTTCCGTTACACCGAAGTGTAGTAGAAGAATTTACTGATCGAAATACCGGAAGGTATATCGTGACGCCGGAAGCGGAACATATATTAAAGAATAATAAATGAGAATTCTAACATTAGACAATACAGCATATCCAATGGATCAAATACCAGACGAAATTGACGAAGTTCGTTTTTGTGTATTGGACAACAGCGATCCCAAGGAACCCGATTATTTTTATATTCCGTTAATCTTTTTAGAATCATTCAATAGTCCAGCCTTGGTTCTACGTATTGGGCCATATACTGTACGCATGCCAGTGGATTGGCAACTACTAATAGGCGAACCTGACTTTGGTGACCTAGAAGTTGTTCCATTGACCAGTATCAATGATCGCGGCTTTAATGTATTTTGTTTTAATCCACTAACCAGTTTCCGTCCAGAGTTTCATCCTGTGGAAATTATAGACATATATCAAGATGTCAAGTGGTATTTTCCAAAACTCAAACCCGGACAGCTATTGGCTATTCCGTTGACTGAAGGCGACAAACCCATGTGTGCATATTTCATCAAGGATATCAGCAGACAAAGCGAAGTTATCAATTACGGCAAAGTTTGGTAAATGTATACTGGTCCATACAAAGCTAACCAAATAAACGAATATGTTGTGTACGAAAGCCCAGATGGGGGTCGTACAATATACAAACGTAAAAGCGGACAAGTGGAAAGAGTGTTGCACAGCATTGATCCGGCACTAGAAGCAGAAATACTGCGCGAAAAAGAACTCAACGAATGGATGGACATATTCAACACAGCTGAACGTACACCTGCTTTACAAGAAGCCATAGAACGTGTTAAAATACTGTACGAGTTGAGCAAAGATCCCACCACACTTCCACCTGATTGGCACCCGGTATGACCGTAGCAAAAACAAAAAAAGCACCAGCACTTGATATTAAAAAAGAAATGGCGGCATTTGATCGCAAGGATCGAGATTTTTATGACAACTTGACCGACGAAGAACGCCGAGCATTTAGTGGGTTTATGATGATACGCTGGGGAGCCACGGTGCAAGGCAGTGCAGACCTGCAGGCATACTATGTGATGAGTGTTAATGAAAAGTTAAACAAGAACTTCTTTGATATCAGCGCCAAGGAACACGAAAAACTACATTGGTTGATGGCCACTACAGTGAGTCCGGGCATGGGTACACACTATCATCCGTGGCTAGGACTCCCAAAGAAAACCGTAGATAACAAAAATGTTAAGTTTTTGCGTGAACTACATCCACATCTTAAAGACGATGATCTTAAACTGATGTCGGACCTAAACAGCAAAGACGAGCTCAAAGCCCATGCACGAGATATGGGTTGGGCAGATAAAGATATCAAAAAGGATTTATGAACGTACTGCTAAATGGCTGTAGTTTCATTGATAGCTATTTTTACACCAGACATTTTGATCAATTGCTAGGTGCTAAAACTGTAAACCTGGCTCGACCTGGCAGTAGTAATCGCCGTATTATAAGAACCACAGTAGAATATATAGAACACAATCCTGTAGACCTTGTTGTACTAGGATTGACTTTTTACGATCGTCAAGAAAGTCCGTTAAAACCACAACATGCCAGCCCTTGGGTCAGTTACAACAGCCAAGGTATGCAGGCACAGTTTGCATCTGCAGACGACTTTGGCAGTTCAACCGAACATAAAATGGTAGATGACTATGTAAAATCTCGTTACCGGTTTGATATTAATCAACACTATGTGGAACAACTTTATCTTGACCTGAAGTTATTGGCCGCATACCTTAGAGAACGATCAATTGAATTTTGTATTTTTAACACCTGTGATAGACATCATCAGGATGTCAAGTTAGGACCGGGTTTTGTGCCATTTGTCTTTATTGGCAATGAGTATCTAGAACAAAATGGATCTGTATGCATGGAGCAGGATCGGAATTTGCCCCTTAATGCTAGACATCACTATGGTGAAGATGTTATAATATTGGTTCAGTATCTTGTAAATTTTATCAATGACAACCGAACCGTATAAGTGTCGCTATTGTGAAAAGGCATTTGTCAAGGAATCAACCTTGGCAGTGCATCTTTGCGAGCCCAAGCGTCGGTGGCAACAGGAACGAGAAGTGGGAGTACAACTGGGACTCAAGGCCTATCTGCGCTTTTATGAAGTAACACAGGGTAGCGCCCGACTAAAAAGCTATGCGGATTTTGTTACTAGTCCTTACTATAATGCTTTTGTCAAACATGGAAGATACTGTCAATCTATACGCTGTATTAACTTTGCTAACTTTCTTGATTGGCTACTACGCAATAACAAAAAGATAGATAACTGGTGTAGCGACAAGTTGTACGAAGAGTGGATGCACGATTATCTACGTCGAGAAGCAGTACAAGACGCTCTTGAACGAGCATTGAAAGAAATGCAAACCTATGCCGATGACCATCCCGATCTTAAAAACGGATTTAGCGATTATTTTCGTTATGGTAACAGCAATCGTGTGGTACACCATATTACTACCGGTCGTATTAGTCCTTGGATTGTTTACAACTGTACATCGGGCGTTGATTTCCTTGGCAATTTATCAGAAGAACAAGTGGTCATGGTAATGCCCTGGATAGATCCTGACCATTGGCAACGTCGATTCCAGGACTATCTTGCTGATACCGAATGGGTCAAGGATATCTTAATCAAGGCCGGGCTATGAAGTTTCGGTCAGACATTGACATTGACTTTGGCGATAGAACACTAGCACTGGATCTGCTCAAGCACACGCCTGCCAGCATCAATAGAGACGGAGTCTGGGTAGCCCACAACACCGGTGTATACGTGACAGACATACCCGAAGATCCATTTACAGGTCGTGCCAGTTTGGACTATGAAGCAGCCGAAGCTCGTGGATATACAAAACTGGACTTTTTGAACGTGTCATTATATACGCAGATAAAGAGTGAACAACATTTGACAGAACTGATAGCGCAAGAACCCGAATGGGAACGACTGTATGATCCAGAGTTTTGTAGCAAGCTGATACACATTGGTAATCACTACGACACCCTGATCAAGATGCCCGAAGCAGTGAACACTATACCAAGAATGGCCATGTTGCTGGCAGTGATACGTCCGGCCAAGCGTCATTTAATTGGTCAACCCTGGCGAGATGTTGCAGATAAAGTGTGGACCAAACCCACAGATGATGGATACTTCTTTAAGAAGTCGCATAGTCTGGCCTATGCACATCTGGTTGTTGTTAATATGAATTTGTTATCTAATAGCGATATTGCGTTTAGACAACTTTGCGGACCAGCGTAATACTTTTACGTTTGCTTCGTTTACTGGCCATTTCTTTAAGGCTCACATACGGGCCCATCTTGATTTCTACGTCTTTGCTGTTCATGGTGCGTAGACAATGTTTGAATACTACCCAGTCCTGCTTTAAGAACACATTGATAGGCATCAATCTGTTGCTTTCCCACCACCAGGTTTCGCCCAGGCTGAGGAAAATCTTCTTAAGCTCGTCATCTTTCAATGTGCCAAAATCGTAAAGTGTAGTTATAACTTCGTCAAAGTTTTGTATGATGCCGATATATTCGTTGCCGCCATAGGTAATGTAGCTTATGAACGGGTACTTACCTAGTAGTTGCTTGTAGTGATCTTCCACGTTGTCCGATAAATATGTTAAAGAGATGAGCAAATTTAATGATCACCGTTAAAACATATTTATACCCAAACACAGCCGAGGTTCAGGTTTTTGATCCGGCAATATTTACAACAAGGAATCGCCAAGTGTATTCACGCCCTATCAAGGTCTATCAAGGTATAGACAATCCCATCCAAGTCTTGGTTAAGAATCAAGATCAAAAGAATGTTAACCTGACAGGATATACTGTGCAGGCCAGCATACAAGATCCCACTAACAAAACAACCATC